CTCCGAAGAGCCTATTTGGTCCGTTCATTCCATCAGTAGGAATTATTATTTTTTCTTGCCGCGTCCTCGACCAGCCATTAGCTTGTCTTTACCACGTCCACGTCCAGCCATTACTTTACCACGTCCGGCCATTACTTTACCACGTCCTTCAGCAGTCTTGGTATCTTTTTTACCTTTAGAAAGATCGTCTTTGCCTTTGCCGTCTGCTGCATAGTCTGGAACCATTTTTCCGTCTGGTCCCTTAACCATAGTCTTTTTCTTTTCAGTAAGTGCTGCGTATAATGCTGCTTTGATGTTTTCAACAGCCATTGGGTTGTCGCCATCTTGTGTAGCAGCGTATGATTTCTTCTTGCGATTCAAATCGTTACCATCTGGAATAGCATCGCTCATGTCACCGTATTGTGGGTCCGGTTCATTAGCATAGTCTCCAGCTTCATCAACATCAATATCTGAACTGCCTGACATACCTGCAAGTCTAGCAAGCTCATCTTGGCTAGCCATATTCTTGCCTTTTACTTTAATAGTATAAGTTCCTTCGTCGGACATATCTTCAGTTTCAACGCCTTCTTCGATGCCCATGTTAGCTAATAGTTCATCTACAAATTCCTCTGGCTCAGATTCAGCATTGTTAAATGTTTTACCTTGCTCAGATGCTAACTGTTCTAGTTCACCGTATAAGTACTTGCCTTCTGGTCCGCCTTTAGCAATTAAATCCATTACCATTTGTGATGGATCGTCTGCATTAGCAACCATATCAATAATAGCTTTTGTAGCGCCTTCTGTAACTTCGTCATCAGTATCTGGATCTGGTTCCATTCCTGGTTGTGTATTTTCCATTTCTGGCCCGCCCATCATTGCTGACAAACGTTCCATATCCATACGTGGTGAAAGCATTTTAGGTCCAACTTCTTCTGCGGCACCTAGTCCTGCATTTTTCATCATGTCTAGTAGATCAGCAACGTGTTCTTTACCACTTGCGTTCATACTAACATTTACTGTTACTGGATTGCCTTTGTCCACCTCTGGAGCCATTGGTGGAGCCATTCCCATAGGACCTTCTCCCATTCCACATTCCTCGATGTGATCCATTGATTCAATTAATTTCTTCATATTCATTTTATCAGCCTCCCACAACTGCTTTAGTATTTTCTACATCGCCGATATCTGTTGACTCTCCAACTGGAGCACCTTCCGCACCACTGTGTTCATTTTCTTTGCGATCTTTTTCTAATTCTTGTAATAGACTCATTACTCTGTTACCAGCTACTGAATCCTGTGCGCTTTCCCCGCCCATGTCTTCTGTAGTTAACTTAGTATCATACGGAGCATCGTCTTTCATTTCTTGATACTCTTCTCTAGGATCATTTGCATTGCGTACAATAATATGTGCTTGATCACAACCACAGCAACGTGCAACGTATTCTTGTAGCACTTGACTAGTACTAGGATATTCTAACTCTGTTTCAAAATAAGTAACTTCCATATTCTGTAACTGTGGAAAGTCTAATGGACGTTCTTGTATTGGAGTCTTCTTGCCAGGAGTCATGTTTAATACTTTAAACTTTCTCAAACAAGTTTCCATGGAGTCTTCAAAACCTTCTGGTAAAGGTCCTGCTACACCTATTTTAAATTCGTAAGTCTTTTTAGACTCGTTTAGTAATGTTTTAAATGATCTCATTGCGCATTGATCCTGTTCTATATTATTATTTATCTTTATCTATACCTTTGAGCTTCTCTAATAGACTATTTCTATCAGTAACCACGTATCCGGCGCCATTAACCATGTCTCCGTCGCCTGTACCTGTACTGTCTTTATCCATTTTTTCTTTTTTAAGTTGCAGCTCAATCATCTTTAGTTTTTTATCTAATTTTGCAACTTTAGCATCTAGGCTAGTTTTAAGCATTCCACCGGCAGTTTCAAATACTCTACCACTATAACGACTTTCAACATTCATGCCCAAATCCATAAGATCATCATATGCTTGCATGGCTTTATCAGCAACTTCATTTAGTTCCTTATCAGCCATATCGCCTAAACCTTTTACAGCCGGTAATGCTGAAGATATTTTATCAAATTCTTCAATATCACGAAATGTTTCTGCTTGAGTAATTTCGTACTTAGACTGTTGTTCTTCTTGAGCTTCTGCTTGTTCTATTATTTCTTTAGAATCAGGTAAGTTCAATAAGTCTTCTAATTTTTTGGTCATTAATCCATTCCATTATATGCTACTATTATTTATCTTCTGCGACCTGTATGGAAAATATCATCTTCAGTAACAATACGGAATAATATACCTTTTTGTTTGCACCAAGCTCTAGCTGCTTCCCACTTAGCTTGATTAACTACATAATGTGCTTGATTATGTTTGCTTTGGCCTAGCCGTTCTCGCATTGCTTGATTAGCAGGTTTAACTTCAATTAGTTCTACACGTTTTTTAGTACTTTTATCTGCATATGCAATAAAGAAGTCAGGTACATATATAGTTTGTTTGCCAGTTAATGGATTTCGATAAGGTATACGTACAGCTTCGCTTGCCCATTGTTCTATTGCTGGATGTTCGTCACAAAACTTCATAAAAGTAAATTCCCATCCGCTGCGATATGTAGGTGTTTTGTTTCCTATATATTTTTGTGGATTTTTTAGATTGAATTTACCTTGCGCAAAACGACCCATATCATATTACAACGTTTCTTTGATCAAATAGTTGTGAGTTAGATATGTCTTCACGAAACCCTAATACGCTAGTTTTAGATCTGTTAAAATTAAGTATTTGAGCGACAATTAAACTTAGTTGCACATCTGTTACACCTTTTAATGTATCTAAAAGTTGCTGCACATTTAATTCGTCTATTTTGGCTTGCTGTAATAATACACTTGCTGTATTAATAGCAGATACTTTGCCAAATCCTCTTTTTAAGAAATAACCAATAACTGCATCAACTTCACTTGCGTTATAGCTAATCTCTATATCATAAAAATTATTAAAAAACTCTGGTGTTAATTCTGTAGTTGACATATTAAGTTCCGCCTATATTATTAATTGCATTAGATGCAACTTGTGCTAATTTTTGGTTGCCTCCAGCAATACTATCTGTTACTTGTTTATTGTATGCAGATTTTTGTGATGCATTAGCACTATTGTAAGCATTAATACTTACATTGTTTAATGCTCCACTATTAACTAAAGCTGGCATAACTTGACTTGCAACACTAGGATTTGCAAGGCTTTGTACAATCTGTGTAGAACTAAGTATTCTACTATTGTTTGATGTTGAAGTTGTAGTTTCTACTCTATTCTGACTATCTGGTACAGACAAGTTATTTTTTGATAATACATTAGTTACTAGTCCGCCGATAAGTCCTGTGCCAACTTGTTTTAAAATATTTTTACTTGGACTATTACTATTACCAAATGCTTTATTCAATAATGCACTTGTACCTAATCCTATTAATGCAGGTAATAAACCTTTTTCACCACCGTTTGGAATCATAGCATTATCTAGATAACCTAATGGACTTGGTTCTACATCATAACCGACTGATGCATCTGCAAAGCCTGCTGGAGTATCATTACCAACATTTCCACTAGTATACTGCACACTTTCGTATGCAACAGTTATTGTATTCTCGTTAAATCCGCCATCGCTGGCATCAACACCACCGTGGTCCCAGGCACTTAGTAATGGATTAACTAATGTGTATGCTACCCATTCTCTACGTGCCAATTGGTAAATTGTAATGTATTTAAAGAATGGATTTTTCTTACGATTGTCTAAACCATATGAAGGTACTCTAGCAAAATATTTGTCACGAGGGCCATATGCTGCCTCTGCACCTGTGGTATTCTTATTAGCATCAACAAAGTAATATCTGTAATATTCTTCTAATAATGCTCTAGTTACACCAGTGTTATCATCATGAAAAGTAATTCTGCAATCTTGATAATCTACTCTAGTTTGTACATTCTTTTTACGATTGTATTGTTGCTTGTTTTCTACACTTGCTCTAAAACTAGGCAAGTCTGCACTTTTAACAAGTACACCTAGTTCTTTTTGAAATTGGAATACATTTGATGTTGCGCTATTGCCAACTTCATCATTAGGCTCGAACCTAACATGATACATGTATTTAGATTTAGGAGCAAACGCAAAATTACTTTGTGTATAGATTTGGTTCGCATGACGAGCATCACGTAAATGTGTTTCTGACTGTAAATTGAATAGGAATGCATCTTTTAAACTCATACTAATATTTATCCTTGTGAATTATCCGTGCATATAAAGAAAAAACGAAGACCGCGCTAACAACCTTCGTTTTTCTTTTAAAACACCAACCTATAACTAAGCGTATTAGCCAGTAACAGTTGTTCCACCTGTTGCCGCTGCTACTGCTCTTGCAGTTGCTTCGCCAATACCTTCGAATGATTCATCTGCACCAAACTGTATAGCATTATCATAACGTATAGTTAATGATGTTGTTACTGCTTCGTTTGTTGCATATGCTAACGTATTGTAGTTAGCTGATTCAATGTAGCAACCTACTAATTGGAAGCGATCAATTACTGCTGCTCCATTAGCACCGTTACCACCGTCTAGAACTTCAATTCTAGTTTGGAATTTGTATGTTCCACTTGACACTGCACTAGATTGCTCAAAGAAGTCGAACTGTCTTTGTAGCTGCTGTCCAACAACTTTTTGTACGTTGTTGTTTGCATCTTCGCGTAGTGTTAGCGTAATTGGTTCCCATGTGTGCTTACCTGCAAGATATGTTCTTGAGTTATAAGCGTCAATAGTCATTTGTTCAAAACTAACGTTTGGACGACTTACGTCTACTACTTGTCTTGAAATTTCTCTTGTACCATCTGGTCCTCCAGTAGTACCAAAATTGTCTAGTAATACTCTAAAACGATACTGTAGTTTAGGCATCAATAATGATGAGTTACTTCCAGCGCCTTCAGTAGGTACACTAATATTTTGTAAAGTTGTGATTGGCATTATGTTCTCCTATACAGTATTTATGCCTCAATGAACGGAGTATTACCTCCGTTCATTATGTGCGCATATTAACCTAGTGCTGCAATTTCGCCTGTGTTTTTAATACGCAATGGAATGTAAATAAATTCAATTGCTTTAACTGGTTCAATTGCTATATCTAAGTATAGCTCGTTTCTATCAATTCTAGCTGGTGTGTTGTTTGATTCATCACACACTACTAAGAAATCATACAATGCACGTAACGCTACTAATTCTAGTAACAATGCATCTGCTGCTGCTTTAACTTGATCTCTTGTGATCTTGTCATTTGGCTCAAACAAGTATGGTTTCGCTAGTAGCTCTAGCTGTCCACGTAAGTAAACAGTTAAACGTGCTACGTTAACTCTATCCAATGCACTTGCGTTTCTTGCACGAGTCTTTTGACCAAATACAACAAGTCCTGCACCACTAATAAATGTGATCGGGTTAATTGCATTTGAATAAAGTGTATCACGCTGTCCAGTGTTTAATGCTACACTTACAAATTCGCCTTCGCTATTAATATAGCCTGAACTTGTAGCGTTGCTTACACCACCACGTCTTGTACCTGCTGGAGCAAACCAGGGGAACGCAACTTGGTCGTTTAGTATGATAGTGCGTAGTGCCATATGACTTGCTGGAACAACAATATTGTTTCCTGCATTATCACTTGTAAAGCCTGAACCGTAATACATAGCCATGTACTCATCGTAACTAACTGCACCATTGTCATTATCTTCTAATGCTAGTTTAACGTTAGTTGCCCATTCATTTAATGAAGTTGCATCTGGTGTTAAACGGAATGGTGTATCACCAACAACAAATGCTGTTAAGCGTCTGTCATAGTTTAGTGTGATCATTTCACCAATTAGCTCTGGATACCCTGGAGTAGCTAACAAGTTAAACTGACGACTTTCTTCGTCACGTATTTCTTGGTTGCTATTAACAGTTGCTTGTAACGCTTGTACAACACTCTTACGCTGTGCATGACGTCCAAAGCTACCTGAACCATCTGCTTGGTTACCTGAGTCTGTTACCCATCTGTGTGGGTAGTAAGCTGCCATTGACGCTCCTGCATCAACTCCGCCTTGGCGAACGTTTTTAGCAGTTAAGTCTACATAGCTACGCTCAAAACGCTTAACGTTAAATCCGCTCTTACGTAAGTTCCATAACAACATACCTTTTGGATATAGTGATGGATCTGGAGCATCTACGTCTACAAAGTCACTTACAAGCAATTCTGCAATAGATGCACTTGGTGCATCGTCTGCTGTTCCGCCTGTGTCACCTTGACGTGCATCTGCAAATAGTATGCCGTTTTCAGTTGTTTGATCTGATTTATCAAGTAAGATCCACTTGCTAAGTGTAGCATTGTATCTATAAACTGCTGGATAATTTTCAACATCTGCTGTGCTTACCCAAATATCACCTTCTACTAGTGCA